TGTAGCACCTCAACCCGACCCTGAACCACAACCGCAAAATGTCTCGCCAGAGCCAGAAGCGAAGCCAGCGGTGTCCGAAGAAACGTGGGAACAAAAATACCACACTCTGAAGGGCAAGTTTGATGCTGAAGTACCGCGTCTATATGCGCAAGTCCGTGAGCTGAACACGCAAGTGACTCAGTTGACATCAGACCTCGCAGTAGCCAAAGTGCAGCCAGCCCAAGCTGAACCGGCCTCGACTACGTCTCTAATCACTGAACAAGACAAAGAAGCATTTGGCTCCGACTTGATCGACTTGATTGAGCGAGCAACTGAAGCGAAGATGGCGGGAAGCCGCAGTCTGGAAGCTAAGTTGACCGCAGAGATCGCCGAACTGAAGGGCAAGCTAGGTAATGTGACTGAGCGTCAAGTGGTGTCTGATAAGGACCGCTATGAGAGCGCTTTGACAAACGCAGTACCAGATTGGCAAGCCCTGAATGTGGACCAAGGTTTCTTGAATTGGTTAGCAGAAGTGGACCCCGTCTACGGTATGCCTCGCCAGTACGCGCTCACAAACGCGTATGAAGCACTAGATGCAATCCGTACCGCCACGATTTTTAACCAGTACAAGAAGTCTGTAGCACCACCAGCTCAGTCGAACAACCGTGCCGATCTTCAGCGTCAAGTAGCACCGACCCGCTCGCGTACGTCGCCAGCTCCTACAAATCCAAACGTGGACAAACGTGTTTATACCCAGCAGGATATTGACTCGTTCTACTCAGAATGGAGACGTGGGTTCATCGACGAGGCAGAAGCGGTGCAGATTGAAAAAGATATCCATGCCGCCACCGTCGAAGGACGCATTCGCTACTAAGCAAGCACCTAGACATGGCGGTTCAAACCAAACCGTTTTTTAACTGAAAGAGGACCTCCATGTCTACTATTACCGCAGCAGCAGCCTATCCCATTAACTCCGGTGGTTTCAACACCCCCGGCGGCCAAGTAGCCTATTCCGGCACAGCCTACTCTGGTTCCTTCATTCCAGCCCTCTGGTCTGGCAAGTTGGCTCAGAAGTTCTACGCAGCCACAGTGTTCGGCGAAATCGCTAACACCGACTGGCAAGGCGACATCACCGGCATGGGTGACACCGTCATCATCAACACGATCCCTTCGATCACCATCAACAGCTACTCTGTTGGCCAAAACTTGGCTTACGAAGTTCCAGCTCCTTCGACCATCACTTTGGTGATCAACAAGGGTAAGTACTTCGGTGTGAACGTGAACAACGTGTTGGAATTGCAAGCCAAGCCCAAGTTGATGGACATGTTCACCAACGACGCTGCAATGCAAATGAAGATCAACATCGACAAAGACGTGTTGTATTCGACTTTCAACCAAGGCGACGCAGCTAACCAAGGCGCTACCGCTGGTGCAATCTCTGGTGGCTACAACCTCGGTACCGACTTGGCTGCCATCACTTTGACTGCTTCTAACATCTTGTCTAGCATCACTGCTTTGTCAAGCGTGTTGGACGAAGCCAACGTGCCTGAGACAGACCGCTGGTTGATCATCACCCCCACAGAGCGTCAAATCTTGATGCAATCGAACTTGGCTCAAGCCCAGTTCATGGGTGACGCATCTAGCGTTTTGCGTAACGGCAAGATCGGCATGATCGACCGTTTCACTGTGTATGTGTCGAACTTGGTTCCACGCGGTGCAGCTGGCAAGACTTGGATGAACCCCAACACTGGCACTGATGCTACTTTGACATCCGCTGTCAAGCGTCACGCTGTTATCGCTGGTCACAAGTCTGCGATCACTTTCGCTTCGCAAATCGCTAAAGTGGAAAGCCTGCAAAACCCCAACGACTTCGGTACTCTGGTGCGCGGCTTGAACGTGTACGGTACTCAAGTTGCCCAAGCTAAAGGCTTGGCACTGTTGGTCGCCGCAGGTTAATCTCCGCAAGGAGCTGGGTAGGGGCTTCGGCCCCTACTTCTTAAATTAACCCTAGGAGAACGACATGGCAGTTATTGACGATCTGATCGCCAGCGGCTTATCACTCCCTCAAGCTCAAGCTGTAATCGCTGAAGACACCACCGCCAACATTGATGGCTTGGTCTCCGCAGGTTTTACATATACACAAGCTCTGGGGATCACTGGCCTTGATGCAGGCACCGCTACAGCTGACAACCTCGCGGTTCAAGGTCTGTGGGCCGGTACTCAAGTTCCAGCAATTGAAGCCGCTTTGGCAGTAACACCGTAAGGCAAAAATGGGCACGGTAACAGCAAAAACCATCATCGACAAAGCTACGATTCAGCTGATCGACTTGACCAACATCCGTTGGACCCGAGCCGAGTTGCTAGGTTGGCTCAACGACGGTATGCGCCAAATCGTGACCATCCAGCCGAGCGCTTCATCCACCACTGTGTCAAAGCTGCTGGTGGCTGGAACCCGTCAGACCATCCCAACAGATGGCTGGCTCTTGCTTTCTATTTATCGCAATATGGGCACCGCTGGTACTACGCCCGGGCGAGCTATTCGTATCATCTCGCGTGAGATTCTTGATAGCTTCAACCCCAACTGGCACACAGACACAGCAAAAGCTGAAGTCCGTAACTACATCTACACTGATCAGGACCAGACAGCGTTCTACGTCTATCCACCCAATACTGGCACTCAGTACGTTGAGTTGAACTACTCATCGCAACCTGCCGATTTGACTGCGGAAACGCAGCCTATCCCAATTTTTGACGTCTTCCAGACTGCATTGCTTGATTACATCTTGTATCGCGCTTGTAGTAAGGACGCTGAATACGCGCCGGGCCTTCAGTTGGCTTCGCAGTATTCTGCTTCTTTTGTGGCCGCCATTCAAGGCAAGAACGTGTCAGAAATCTCGGGTAATCCTTCTATGTCTCTTGGCCCACGTAATCCACCAGTCCGAGGTAGCGCACAATGACCGCCGTTTCATACGAAGTCTTCTTACCCGAGGTCTTGCCTTACGTTCAGGACGTGCCTGAGACGGTCGCCGTGCAGGCTATCCGCAATGCCTGCATTCAGTTCTGTGAGGAAACACACTACCTGCAAGAGAACCTCGACCCAATCACTGGCGTTAAGGGGCAAGGGCTGTATGAGATAGACGCCAATGACTCTAACTACAAAGTAGTTGAGATCATGCAGGCGTATTATGGTGACCAGCTGCTAATCCCTAAAGCGCAAGAAGAACTAAACCAGATTTACCGCACATCAAACTGGGAAGACCTTAATGGTAATCCCTACTATTACTTCAGGACCCGCGCAGGCGAGGTTCGCTTAGTGACTAAGCCAATCATCACTGAAGCAAACAAACTGAAAGTAAAAGCTGCAATTGCGCCTAAGCGGAGTTCTACTACTGTAGACGACGAGTTGTTTGAGCGCTTCCTTGAGTACATTGCTCATGGCGCACGCGCTCGCTTGTACAATACGCCAAATCAGCCGTACTACGACCCAAAGACAGCAATGGATTACACCAAACGATTCAATGATAATATGGCTGAAGTACGCACCCGCGTGTACAAAGGTTTGACCCGTGCAGCCGCACGAATTGAATTCCAGAGGTTTGCATGATAAAACTCGTTCAAGGGGACAACCTCCCGTTTATCAAGCTTGCGCTTAAAAATGCTGACGACACTGCATTAGATGTAAGCGATGCAACTGTAACCGTACATTTTCGTGCAGCTGGGGCGACTACTACATTGTCAGTCTTGACGTGCATTAACGTGAACACCGGTACCGACGGTCTTGTGCAATTTAATTTTCCCGGCGCTACCCTCGATGTAGACGAAGGATCATACGAAGGCGAAATCAAAATCGACTTTGCTGGTGCTATACAAACCGTGTATAGTGTGCTTAAATTTACTGTTCGCGCTGAGTTTCAGTAACACCCTTTAGGAGCCTCCCCCATGTTTATCGACAAAACCGCATCCGCAGACGCTGTAGCCGCAGGCTTGGTGTGCGCCCCCAAATCCGCTGAAAACGCTACTGCGCTAGGTCGTTTCACCATTGAGTGCTACGACAAAGATGGTAAGTTGAAGTGGGCTGACGAAAACCATAACTTGGTCGTTAACGTAGGGCTGCAATATATGGCTGGTGCGGCCTTGACTGGTACAACTCCAATCACCGCTTGGTATGTTGGTTTGTATGGTGCAGGCGCATCAAACGCTCCAGCCGCTGGTGACACCTTGGGCACCCACCCCGGTTGGACTGAAGTTAATCCTTATTCTGGCAACCGTCCAGCGATCACCTTTGTGGCTGCTACAAACAACAACCCATCCGTGGTGACAAACAGCACTGCGGTGTCGTTCACGATCAACGCAACACAAACAGTTGGCGGCGCATTTTTATGCTCTGCGGCTAGCGGCACCTCTGGTACGCTGTTTTCGGCAGCAGATTTTGCTTCTCCCGGCGACCGTAGCGTCGTTTCTGGCGATACACTTAACGTAACTTACACAATGAGTTTGGCTGGCTAATAGCCACCATGGGTATAGCTTCGTACCCGCTTTGGCGGGTACTTTTGTTTGGAGCACACGATGATTAAGATTGACTTTGAATTTGACTCCCCCCACGGCGTTTTCCGCGACGCGCTGCACCTTCCTGACGACCACACCTTTACGGATGATGAGATTCAAGCAATGAAGCAACAACGCTACGACAACTGGTGGGCAATTGTGAATGCTCCGCCTGCTGATGTTGTTGACGTAGAAGTGACTGACGTTACTCCAACTCAGGAGTAAGCATGGCTAATAGATACTGGGTTGGTGGCACGGGAACGTGGGACACCACATCGACTACGAACTGGTCTGCCTCACCTGGTGGCGCTAGTGGCGCTTCTGTACCTACACAGCTTGACTCAGTATTTTTTGACCAAGCAGGCACTTACACGGTAACTTGCACAGGCGCTTTAAATTGTCTTGACCTTACCGTTTCCGCTGGA